CTAAATTTATTAGGTGCTGCTACCCTTATGTAATCATCATTTGCCCTTTCACGACTTATACCTTGTGCAGAATACCCCATCCAATCACCTGTTCCCTGATTTACTAAATAACCTTTTCTTACTGATCCGTCAGGCTGCGGGATGTCAATAGCTCTAACCCCTCCTATACCTTTGTCATTTGCACCAACGATTATATTCAATCTTTTTGGATCAACCTTGTCTGAATAAACAACACGGTAATTTTGATAAGGGTCAGCCCCGATCATCTTAGCCACTCTGCTATCTAATACTAAATTTTCTCCAAATTCGGAAGCGACTTGATCTGCAATATTGCCTATTGTAACACCGTCCCCAACTCCTTTGTTTCTGTCTATCTTCCGAAAACTATAATCAAGCATTTTATCACTTCTTCTATCCCATTCTTTGTTCCTTGCGCCAAATCTGTAATCCCAATTAGCTGATGACTTTTCTTTAGTAGCTGGAGGCGATAATTTTGAAACCGTATATGCTGCTGCAATATCTTCGTCACTATTTATTGGGTGTCCAAACGTAGCAATGGAGATTTTATTTAGTTCTTCTAACTGCCCTGTTCCCGCTAAATCTTTCTGTATTTTCCTCCTAAATGAGGGGTCGTTATGTAAATTATCTACGGCATAATTATAGATATTTTGTTTTGATTCGTCATTCAAAACAGGAGTAGTAGTAACTATATCAAATCCAGGATTTTCTTTGTCGGGGGTTCTGTTCACCTTTTCTTGATATGGGAATCTCCCTTTTAATCCTTTTACAAATGTAGCTTCATCAAACGGGCGTTGGCTCATTACCTGAGCAAGATTCATTCTTTTGTAATTTGGATCATTTACAGGCAAGTTATGTGCTGCATGGTTAGCAATAAAGTCTTCATTATTTAAAACCCATTGATTATTTTTATCAAACCATAATTTACCTAATTGAAGATCATCCTGTGCGGCATTTTTACTTTCCTGCACCACCCCGTTAATATTTCTCATCATCTTTTCAAGATTATAACGGGCAGCACCATTGTCTAATCTTGGGTTTATTAATGCTTTTCTATTTTCTACCCCATACTTATACAGATCATCTCTCATTTGATTGATTACGGGTATTTCTTGATCTCTAACCCCCTTATCATTTATTGTATCAGGTAGCTTTTCGTAGTATTGGTTAAGTGCATCTTCACGAGCCTGTTTTTTTGCTCGTGCCTGTAACGCAATATTTACATAAGGCATTGGGTTTAACGCTGCCCTACCCCCTGTATAAAGTGCTGCTGGATTATTTAGTGGCATTAAGTGTTAATTAAGGTCTAGTGTCATCATAATCAGTAATACTCGAAGAACTTCTATTACCCCCTCTAAACCCAACCCATTTAAAAATATTACTCCAATTAAAGTCTTCTTCTCCTGACTTGGTTCCTGCATCATACCCTAAAGCTAAAGTAGCGCCTAAATTATTATAGGCATTTTGCATGGCTTGATTCTGAACTTGCGCCTGCCCTGCCGCCTTTGATGCAAGTAGATTATATTGTTTTTCAAAAGGATATATTTTATTGTACTGAAAGGCTTTCCCTTCTTCTCCTGATCTCATACCTGCCGCTTGGCCTAACCTCGCAAGATCACCGGATTTTCTTTGCTCTGCCGCTACATTTGCTCTTAGCATAGCATTATTTCCACCTTGAATTAAAGCAGGTGTAATTGCGCCTCCTAACCTACGATCTTGTGCTGCTGCAATACCCTGAGTAATGCCCTGCTTAATATTCTGCTGCTGTAACTTGTATTCTGCGGTATCTGATGTGTTTGTGTTATACCTTTGCAGAGCCTTTTTATAATAGTCAAGAATGGAAGGATTAGGGGTGTATTCTGGGGTTTTCATCCCTTCTAATCTTCTTTCTGCTTTTTTTCTTTGATTCGCTGCATGAGCCGAAGAATAAATTGAGGCTGCCGCAGTTACTAATGGTACAATAAAAGCCATTTTTCGTATAGGTTAGTTCTTGTGATAAAGTAATGTTATCGCTGTTGGTTCTACATCAGGCACTTCTACCATTCCGCACTTTTTCAACCATGTTATAGCCCTCACATTATTAGGGTACAACAAACAAACAAAGTTCCCGTTTATAATCTCTACTATCGCTCCCCAAATCTTTACTTTTGTTTCTTCTGTCCTATGGTTCTTGTTAATCCCAAAACTGTAAAGAGTATTTGGCAATGTAACAAAATACCCTATTGATTCTCCGTCCTTAATAACCTCCCAAAAATTGGCTGGCACTTTTGAGGAAGTATTTGAGATAATTTGTAATTCTGAATTAACTGCTTCTTCGATTTCTGTGTACCTTTGAATATGGAACTTGTCAATAAGGTCATAATCGCCTAAATAAGCGGCTCTTATAGCTCCTTCAAGCCCATTAAAATCAATACTTTTAATCTCTATCATTTTGCAGTTAGTGGGCTGTCCTTAAACAGCGCTTTTACCTCTTTCAAAGTTACCAAACTACTCGCATTATCGTATAAAAATTCTACGCATAAATAGTTACCTTTCATAAAATCTCCTCCCAACAATCCACCCACTGAATTTACATCCCTCATTATTGCGGCCTCAAATACATTTTCCAGATTTGCGAAATCTACTGGCAGTAAATTGGTTTCTTGTCTTTGATTCCCGTAGCTGGTTGTGTTTGTATAAATAACCGGGCAACTCCAAATATCACTTGCTAATTCTGCTATACTTTCCCATGATTTTTTCTCTAAAAGATTAATGTTAAACACCACCTTTATTGAGCAGTCGTATTGACTTCCATAAAAATTGCAATATTGGCTTGTGTTATTATGCACCCATAAATTACCATCTTTCCATGAATACATAGTAGATTCTGCGCTAATCATCCACTCAGGATTAAAACTGAAAAATGAAGAATAGGCATTACGCTTTTCGTTAAAGGAAAATGTATATGGATTAAGGTCTGTTGCGCCCTGTAAAATGGTTATTTTTTCTTCATCAAAATAATTGTAACACCCAAGTATTTTTGCTTTTGACCCATTAGCCCGTAAATGAGTTTGGTTGTAAGGAACAATTAAATCACGAATATAGAATTGCCCTTTATATAATTCGCTTATAGGTGTAAGCCCGTTTTCAGCAACCCTAACTTCATAACCTCTTACTGGGTCATCAAAATAATCAACTGTTTTAGCGCTTACAAGGCTTGCATACTGATCCCCTAACCCAAATTGGCCTGCATAATAATTTACGTTATTTTTAGTTATGATGTCATTTGTTGTAACAAGTTGGTCATCACCGCTATTGTTTTGAATAAACTTAGCGTAAACACCATATTGTCCAACTGCCCTGTTTTGAAATACACGTAAAATTCTATCTCTTGCAACCAGTCTTTGTATTTCTCCTTTACCTCTATCTATTTCATCAAAATCAAGCGGATAAAACCTGTTTACCTGATTAATATTAGTATTCTGCTGGTATGCTTTACCCCATCTTAATTGAGTAGTAAACTTTGTTGTTTTTTCATCTGGATGAACTGTATCTGACCTGCCATTTGAATTTACTTTACTATCATAATAATCTGAGAAGTTTTCATCTATTGCCCCTATAGTAAAATCTTTTGAAGGCTCTGAAAAACTTATATATCCTGAAAGTAAATCAGCGTTAAAGTTAGCATTTGTAGAATTTATAGAAATGTACAATTTAGCTCCCGGCAATAACGTGATTGCCCGATTAAATTCAAATGTAACCGTAACACCTGAAGTAGACCCCGTGCTTGAATCTAAAACATAATTAGTATAACCGCTTGAATCTATAGTGAAAGCAATAATGCTAAATGCTGTTGTTGGGTTATTTATCCTTAAATTCATTATCCCTTGCAGTCTAAATGTATAGCTATTTACGATTGTGTTAATCGTAAACCCCGGCATATTATAGTTTGGCGGGTTGGTAAGCAAATACGACTGTTGATCTACATGGCTTGCTACATTATAATCATTACTTGGGTATGCTCTCTTTTTAAGAGTTTGACCCGGTATAATAGTAACCCCATTTATGGGATTTGCCCCAGAAATATTACCGGGATCAAAGTCATAAAGTAAATAATTGCCTACGCTGATTAACCTATTCCTAAACCACGCATCGCCTTTTTCTAATTTAAAAGTAGCAGGCGTAACTAAGTTTTCAGATTGATTTTGTAGTCCCCCTTGATGAAAAGCTAAATTTGTACCTGGATTACCTATTGCATATCTTTCAGAAAATTCATAATAAACATCAAGGTTTTCAGATGCTGGTTTTGCGGGAGTGTAAAGTTCTATTAGATAATAACTATAAAACAATGTAAGCCCATTACTGAAATCAAAAGTTAATGATGTTTGCGGTAACTCAATTTTTATAAAAACCCCTTCTCTAACAATACCATTAATATCTGGGTTAGTTATTTGAGAAAATATCTCATAATCATGCTCATTTCTATATACTGCTGCCGGAGTTGCATCTGGATTATACAATAAATAAAACTTAATTCGATCCCCCGGAGTAAATTCGTAAGAAATTATACTATTCTCATTAATAACCTTTGCAGCATTTATTGATTCAAGTGAAATATAAGCGTATTTATCATCCTTGTATGTCCTATCTATAATCCAATATAAATATTTTGATTTAGTTAAATTCGCTGTTCGTACAATGTGAAAATATTTAGCCCATAATGGGGGTCTGTTATATATTCCAAGATTAAAATAAGGAACATTAAAATAAACTGTATTCAGATTTACTAAAATATCATAGTAATTTGCTGCTGCCTCAAAAGTTACTGCCGTAGTAACACCATTAGTTTTCCCCTTTTCATCGAAATACATTACCCCTAAACTTTCTTTGCTTGAAGGATTATAAACAGGGATAGATTCCCCCATATTAGGTACAAGGGTCAATGTTGTAGATGTGTCATTTACGGGAACATTATCTACAACTATTTCTAAATTTGGCCCAGAAACTTGTGCAGATATTGTTCTAAATATTCTTGTGTTAGCAGAAAAACCTACAGGTGAAAGATAAAATAATGTATTCGGAGTATTAAAAACATTTAGGTATGAAGCCAACCCTGTACCTAAAATAGTATTTGCTGCTGCTGTTAAGGTGAATGTTCCTGTTATCTGTTTATTCCCGCCAGAAATATAATTATTTTCTAAAACTTGGTCTGTTCTGGATATAACAAGTTCATTAGCACTTATACTTACCTGAGTAAACCCTTGTGATGTTGCACTTGTAGAAAGGCCAGATAGAACAGAAGAAACAGTATCCCCAAATACAGTTGTATAAGTTATTGTATATGGCGTACCATTAACAGAAATAATAGCCGTATAAGTATCATTCCACCTTACATTTCCGATAATTATAAACCTTATATCTTGCCCTTGCTGCAAACCACTTTCGGCAGCCTGAGTAACTGACATTACACTTGCGGTATCAATAAGAATAGGTCTTTCGGTTGAGGCAGATACTTGTGCTACACCATCTACAGGGTCTTTCCCATCAGTTATACCACCATATACTCTAACGTTCCCATTTAACAAAGATTGACAATTCGCTAAATCAGGTACTCTATCAAACTGTAAAATACTTTCATCTAAATCAACATAAACATAGGCTTCATTATTAAAAAACCTCCATAAATAAACGTCATTATCTGGGATACTAAGTTGGCTTTTATCCAAAATAACTACAGAAAAGAAATTACCAAATGCAACACCTTCGCTTTGTTGCGCAGCAATTTCAATTTTAGTAACACTTGCATCCCCTGTCTGTACAACACATCCTATTTTGCAATTTTTAGTTGGGTCTGTATCAATTTTCGGGTCAGTGTATTGAAAAGGTACAGGTATTTCACTTATTGCACTCCATGTTGATTTCTCGTTATCTTTATACCAATTACGATATTTAAACCTGAATAATTTTTTTCTTAAATTGTTTACCGTTACAGTGTTATCGTTTTCGTATGCACATTGAATTGGTATTGTAAATGGCTCTGTAGCTACATCTAAATATTTTTCTAACCAATCCGCTCCATATCTGTTATTTATTGCATCAAGTAAGTTTAATGTTTTCGGCCTTTTATTTCTTGTATTCCAGTCTAAAATATCTCCGTCTGCATCAGTAGTGTAAATAATGTGCATATCGGTAGCCGGATAATCAAGGTCGAAACCTAAAATATCTGTCTGAGAATTAGTAAAACATACCAGCAATGGCGTAATAGCTTGCGTAGCTAAGTCATACATATAAATCCCATGCCTGCTATTGCTATTCCAGTTAAGCCAAAATATTCTTTGTTTTAATTGATCGAATAAGGCTCCTATACATTCGTTATCACCTGATGGCAAATATGTGTTATTTATTAAAGTATTACCAGGCACATTCTGTGCAGTCATCCCATTTTGAGAACCATAAAATCTAAGGTTTAATGCGGATATATGTTGCCCCGGAAGAATATCTTCTTCTTTATCATCCAAATTCATTATACCTAAAAACTTCTTTTCTTCAATCATCTTATGGCGGGGTTATAACAGGATTTTCTATGTAAATAATTTTTTCTTCATTAATCACCCTATACACAGTATTATCAAAATTAACTAACGCTTCTACATCCTTTTCATTATAAAAAACAGAAGAACCTACGGATACATTACCGAATTGATTATACATTTGATCTACCCTACCATATTTTAATTGTATGTTATCACTAACAATACCATTTATAGACCCAAGTCCATAAATAGATACTTGACCTACTGATAATTGTACAGGTAAACTCATTATGCTTTAATTGCAAGTCTTTGATTATTCAAATTCCATTGATACAAGTCATTCATATTAATAGGATCGTATCTTGCTTTGGCTAATCTGTATTCATTGAAATAATCCCTTCTTCTTTGTGCTACATTAGAATTTTGAACGTGTGTTTTCGCTGGTATGCTGATTATATCTTTCCATCTCAAATAAGCCACCATAGCTTCTTTAAATTGAATAGGCACGTAATACTCGCACTCTGATGATGGATCGGGCGAAGAAACATATTCCAACACAACATAAGGGTATATAAAATGCTCGCTTAAAACGATAACATTATTAGCATTGTCTATTTTATAGCTACCGACAAATGGCGCTCCGCTTGGCGCTCCGTATAGTGTACCAAGTGAATTACCATTCCAGTAGTTGTACCAAATATTGTTTTGGATATTGTTGTAAGTATTAATCGTATTATCTACTGTTTGAGATAATCTTGTAGGCTGCATATCGTATGCCGTCTTCTGATTGTTATTTACAGAAAGCGGAATAACTTGCCCTTGCTGATTAAACACACCAACTTTACTAATTTTTAAACAATCAGGAGGTAGTGTAACTGTTAGGTTTGCGTTTGTTAGGATTTTAACTGACTTAACTGTATAAAAAGCATCAAGACCCATTTGATTCATGCCATCAAAAGCAAGATGCCAAAGTTTTGCGTATTTATGGTTAGACTGTTCGCTTTCGTTTAAATACGAATTAATACACTCGTCAATAGTAATCCATGAAACGTGTCGTAAGGCCATTTTTCAAAAAGTTAGTTTTGCAATGCTAAAATAGCATCTTGTTCCATCATGTAGTAAGTTACTCCATTTTCTTCAACTGGCATACCCCAATTATGTACTCTAAATCCAATATCTCCTTTCTTTAATCTCATAGGTTTTTGCTTCGTGCCTGCTCCTACTTCTACTACTTCTACTTTATCAGAATCTTCCATAAATGATTCAGGTAAAAATATTCCACCTGATGTTTGAGTTATTTTAGGCAATTGCTTAACTAAAATATTGTTTCGTATAGGTCTTATCATTTTGAAGAAATATCAGCACCATCATTTGCAATATCCTGTGGCAGTGCTTTTGTTATTAATAATTGTTTTTGTATGTATTCAGTAATTACAGGGAAGTAGTCTTGTGGAATATTTATTTCAGAATCAAGGCTTGTGCTTACCCCGCCTGAAATTAGAGTAACCGAAGCTGTATATGCACTCAATTTTAATGTTGATTTTATATACGCATACCCACCTTCTGTTTTGTAAATAATTTTATTAGGTATTGGCCTCATTGAATCCCAAAAAGTAGCCTGAGATTCAGTTATAGGTATTAGAGGCTGGCTTACGTTTGGAGTACCAGTTTCTTTAAGCCTTATTGTAGAAATACCCTCATCCCTACCTATCCCTAAAGGAATTTGAGGTAGTGTTAATTTCCATACATACCTTTCATCTTTAGACAATGATATGCCTTTAAATGTAGTATAGAAGCTGTTATTTACATACCCGATACCATCTATGGCGATATTTTCTCTGTAATTCTGTTTAGCTGCAATCGCAATCCCATCATTTAACCAAGAGTTTACTAAGTTTTCGGTAATACTGCTATCATCACGCACGTAAGTACCATAAATCTGTCTTAGTATTCTTTCTATGTAATGTCTGCGTGTCATGGTGAATTAGCTTCGGTATTTAAGTCTGTAACCATTTTATCTGTATAAAACTCAACACAAGTTGAATATGTGTTGTTAGTTCCGAGAACCTTTATTTTGCTATTCATACTCGCCCCTTCAAGTTGAATAACAGGACTTATGGGAAGGAAAATAGAATTAGCTACCGGAAAACTTATTACAATACCTCCATCTCTGCCATAGCTATGCCCGTTTTGACCGTAAATAAAAGCAGAAACATGGTTTGCCATTATTGACCAGTTTTAATTATATCCTGAGCATATTGAACTACTACAGAAAGTTGCAAATTCACTCCACATAATTTCAACGCCCTTGTTATAATTTCCATAATAGCATCATCAGCCCAAACAGGTTGTGTGCTTTTTAATGGATTATAAACAGGCCGACCACTCATATCTAAGTCATAACCCCAAACCACATCAGGTGGCGTTCTTACATAGCTTAACCTTGCATTACTTATGCTTTGAGGATAAAACCTAAACCCAACATCTTCTATTAAATGAATTGGGTTACTCGCAATAGGGTCAATTACAGAATTATAAACTGAATAAAGCTGATCTTGCTCAACCAGTCTTATTCTCTGAAACCCGTATAAACTCCACATCGCATCTGACTGAATATAATCTCCGGGGTAAGGCGAAAACCCAGTAGTATCAACATTGAGTATGTACCCATAAATTACAGGCGATAATCTTTGCCGTACAACTGCGTTTTGCCCTAATTCTGTTTTAGATATTGGTCTGCCCGGATTATATGTCTGAAAGTTACCAAGCAAATAAGCTGTGTATGATTTTTGAGCGCTATTGAAAGCAATCCCAAAATCAACAGGAGAAAAATACCCTTGACTTATATTTTTAGCCAAAGCGTATTTCATTATGCTATATGCTTGATCTACGTTCATTTATTTTGCTTTGCTTTGTAGCTGATCTTTAAACGCTTTACCTTCGTCTGTATTTGATAAGGCGAGATTAACGAGCGCTTTTACAGGGTCTTCTTTTGGAGCAATAGCGGTAATTAAACCACCCCCATTAGACCAATAAATTTTACCCGGCTCTCTACCTATCTCAATTTTAGAATCGGATATAGCCATTTTAACCAAGTACGAAATATTCACCTCTTTACTACCTAATGTTTGTTTGAAGTATTCAGGATTCCTATTTGCATAACGCTGATATTCTACCCTTATACCTTCATCTGTTTTAGGTAGCCCTACACTATTTGTCAAACTAATACCTAAGAATAAAGCGTGTTTACGCATATCTTCTGATTTTGCCTGACGAGCTTCAATAGCCATGTCAATAGCAAGAGATTCTCTTTCGAGTTGTTCTTTTTCTATCGCTGCTGGATCGTATTCATAGAACTCAAACCTACTACCTGTTTTTCTGTTAGGATTCCCGATGTTATGACTACAATTACGAGCAAAAAACAATGCTGTTTCATCATAAGCCGGAATCCTTAAAATCCTTGTACCACGGGGGAATATTAAACTTCTCCCGTTATTCCTTATGTAAACTGGATCAAGTTTATCCTGATCTTTAATCCAAACACTTGATACACCTGAAAGCAATCTCATTCTTTCGACTTTTTTAGTTTCAGGATTAAGCGCGTCATCAATATTTGGGATATACACACTACCTTTTCTTGTATTACCTACAAGTTTAAATAAGTGGTATTCGGTGGTGGTTGCAGGATCATTTTCTTTCCTGTACTTTTCTACGATGTGTTTTTCAACATCAATAGGCTGTTGAGCAAGTTCTGGCTGCTCTCCTTGAATTGAATAATTGTAATTTTTTAAGGTTGCCATTTTAGTTAATTTAATTTACTGTTTAAGAGCTAAAGGCTCTCCGAAATATCGGATGTTTTTAAAATAGGGGAGGATTTTAACCCTCCCCATTGGTTGTTTAATGGTTATGAAGCTGCTTGAACGTTAATGAACTGGTTCGCGCTCACTACTCTTGTCGAGCGGTAAGTTATCATTTCAACGTTATCGTTCATTTTACCAGTTGTTGGGTTCAATGAAGCACCACCCCATTGCCATACTCTGATACCGTTACCAGTAGTACCACCTTTTGGAGGTGCTTGGTACATAACTGTGATATTTTTGTATGATTTGGTTACGTCTTTTGCGTCACGTGTTTCACCCATTGGAGCGATAAATCCGTAGTTACGGAAGAAATCGTTTGCAGGAGTGATACCGTACATTACTTCTGAGTTGAATTGTTTGTACTTTTTAACACTAAGCATATAACCATCAATGTTGATAGCACGTGTGCCATAATTGATAAGCGCTTCTTCTGATCTTTCACCAGTACCCCAAACAAATGCACCAGCAGGGAAGGCAGCAAAAAGTCCATCAGAGAAATTCTGATTCTGGAAAATATCTTGCATCCATATACCCTGATTTGCGCAACCATTAACATCCATAATACGAGCAATCTCGTGAAGTTTTGGAATGTCAATATTACCCGGTGTATAACCAACTGTTTCCCCGTCAGCAAGGATTTTAGGTATAATACCTTCTGAACCTACTGATGTTGAAGTGGTCAAGCCAGAGTTGTTTACAATATTACCACGCATCAACTTCAACTCTACGTTATTCTTGAAACGTGTATTAGACTTAACAAGTCCTTTTAAAGTAAACAATGAAGTGCCAGCCTGCCCACCACCAGCAGGAGCTTCCCCAGAGAATCCACCTGTATAGTAAACTTCTGTCATTTCAGCAAGGTCAGTTGCAGACCAACTTTCACGCATTTCTGTGATTGTGTTGGTATATTTTTCATCCAACTGAATCATTGGAGCAATAGAATCAGAAGCCTCACCAGCGTCCATATCACCACCAAAAAGCAAAGCATCAGTAGTCAAGAACGAAGTAGAACCTGCTGATGCAAGAGATTGAGTAGAGATTTTAGGACGTACTGTAAAAGTGAACCCGTATGGGGTAGTGCCTGTGATAGCCAAGATTTCACCCTCAACATTAGTAGAAGCCACACGTACTGTTTCACCTGCACGAAGCGGTGTTTCTGTACCTGAATTGTAGTGGAATCCAGAAGCCAGAGTTAATGTAATAGTAGCGCCTGCGCTTGCTGAAACGTTTGATGCAGTTTGAACACCTGGCATCAATTTACCACGGTTTTCAAACCAGAAGAAATCACGGTTTTTAACTTCTTCCATTCCAGCATAGGTAGATAACCACCATGTGAAATCTTCATTACCGTATTTTTCAACGTAATTTTTATAATACTGAGGGGTAAGTAACTGCAAATCAGAAACCAACGCCCTTGTAACTCCACCCTGAATACTAATATTACCCGGTTGGAGAATGTTTGATGTAGGAATACCTGTAGCCATTTTTTAAAATTGTGTTTTTAAGGTTAGTTTAAATTACCGCTTACTTTTGGCTCCAAAGGAAGTTAACTTGTTCTGATAGGCTCTGATTAGGAACCCCATTAAGTTTCATGTTACCTGCCGTTTGGTTCAAATCTACGGTCTGTTGTGATGTGCCAATACTGATATTTGCGCTTCTTTTGTAGATTGATTCTTTTACTTTGGAGGCTGTTTCATTGACCATTTTGTTTAATACAGCATCCTTATTCTTCAAGAGTGCCATATCTTCCATTAATGATCTTGTTTTAGGTGTGCCATCCTCGTTAAACCATCTATTCAAAATAAACTTATCCAAATCAATACTGGCTAAGTCCTGCTTTAATGAAGCCTTATCTGTATCTGATAGGGTGAAAGCAATAGGTACTTCAACATCCTCGTCTTTGTACTTAACTTCAAACCCATTAAACACATTAAATTCTTCTTCAAGCGATTTATTGTAAGCCTCTATTTTTTTCTGAATATCCTGATCCTGCAACACTTTTTGCTTTTCAAGTTCTTCAGTAGAGATATTACTTGCGTTTAGTTTTGGCAATACCAGTTCTTGTTTTACTTTCTCTATTTCTGGTTTAGCCATTTTAGCAGCAATAGATAACTGCATTTTCCTGTTGTCAACTTGTTTCTGCCATTGACTTAATTCCTGTTCATATTCTTCATCAGTTTCCAAATATCCTTTGATTGGTTTTTCTGGTGCGGAATATTGCTGATTGAACATAAACTCAACTTCTGAATCAGTAAGTTCTTTGTTTTTCTGTTTCAGGCTTAGTTTAACCATTTGTTCGGCAGCATCGGCATCATTCAAGTCTGACTTTAAAAGTTTGTCTATTTGCCTTTTATTTAAAAGAACTTCTGCAACATCATCCTCTTTCCCTTCAACCAAATATTCATAAATGGTTTTAGAGTTTTCATTTGCAAATTGAGGTTCAAACTTTGGCGGTTCTGCCTTTAACTTTTTTAGATTCTCAATTTCGCTTTTTGCAACATCAACATTTTCAAACCCAAAAGTTTCATTAACCCATTTATTGTAATCAAATTGTTCTGTTTGGGCTGGCTGCTCTTGCGTTGCAGTTTCTTGTGTTGTTGTTGTTTGCTGTTGCCCTTGTGTTTCTTGTTGTTGTTCCTGCACTTGCGGTGTTTGTTCCGGTGCTTGTTCTGACCACGCAACATTTGACGTGTCTAATGCTATTACTTGTTCTTGCATATTGTATAGTTGTTAACTAAGGGATTTCGCCCCGATTTTATTTTTAATTGTTATGCTTACCGAACTGTGTTTAATTGGATAAGTACGCTACCTGTTGTGGCTGCATTTGTACCACCTATGTATAAATACTTATCCCTTACTTGAAATGAATAATTATCTGCTGTACCAAGAGTTGTAACTGCACTACCGTCTGATAATTTTGTGGCTTGTATAGCAGTGAAATTTTTTGCACTTATCGCATTACCGTCTGTTACTCCCTGAATTGCGCCACCATCATTACTTCCTTTTATATCTATTGTGCCGGAGATACTACCTGTAACCTGAATAGTACAAGTATCCCATTCCCCAATATCTAACTGCACAAAATGGTTAGCATTTAATTCGTTTGTTACGTCTAAAAGCTGTGAAAGCATTTTATTTAATTTAAGAAGTTGTTATAGTTATGGTTTCAGAGGCAGCCAAAATACCTGGACTTGCAGTAGTTGACATATTACCTGTTGGCATTAAAGGCGTTACTTTAAATGAAGTACCGTATGTATCTACGAAACTAACTGTGCCTGATTTAGAACTACCTGTACTTACCGCATCCCCTACTGAGATATTTGCAAGTTGTGCAGCATCGGTACTATTTAAAGTAACAATAACGTCTTGCCCCCTTAGTGATTGACTTGCTTTTTGGTTTGTAACTTCTATTGTTGCCATAATTTATACTAATTGTGGTTGTTGTTGGATTTGATTTGTTGGTTGCGCTTCTTGCATTTCTTCCTGCGCAGGCCCTTGACCATATACTCTATCATCAGCATCGTTATCCGGCTCTTGAATGTCGTTAGCTTGTTCTTGTAACTGTTGCGCATTTTGTTGATTTTGAGATACTAACGGGAGCATTATATTATTTACTGTTGCATCAACAAGCGCTTGTAAATTAGCCGGGATAGGTTCACCTTTTGAAAGAAGGGAAGTAACCATTTGTAAAACGTAGTTCACATTTGATGTTTTACCCTCCATTTCTGTTTTTTGTAAATCTATCTGTCCTTTTAACGATTCTGTATTTTGCTTTTCTTTTTCACCTGCGATTGCTGATTCCATTTGCGCTTTGAAAGTAGCATCTTGGTTTCTCTGCGCTTCCATGTTTTTCTGCATCAACATTCTTTTTTGAGCCTGCATGAAACACATTTCAGCAAGTTTCAAATCCTCTTTTGCTATTCTCGATAACTGGAATGGGTTGGCGAAAAGAATCAGGTCAGGGTTAGCCGTAAATGCTCCGTTAATAGTTTGCTCAAATTGCGCTATCTGCATGGAATCAGGGAGCATCTGCAATTTTGTGCTGAACATTCTATCTGAAACATTATCTTTCTTAACTAATTTCCTGTAAACTTCTGCCCCGTATGTAACAGAGTTTTTAAGTAAGCATGAAACTTTTTTAGCAGTATCTTCCATGCACCTTAAATAAGCCCAATAGTAATAATCTGTCGCGTATTCGGCTTGCTGTTGTGCGGTATCTATGTTTTGAACTGCTACTCTTGGTGTTGCTGCTTGCGAAATAAGATTAGGGTCTTCCCCTAATTCGTCTTTCATTATCTGGTAGTGCTTATCGTACAAAGCAATAAGCCCCTGCATTTGAGCAAGGAATCCAGAATTTTGTAATTCTACAATAGGGAGTGGAATAGGATTACCTTCTGCATCTCGTGAACGATAGTAAATATCCCCTGTTTGATCGTATAGTTTTTTAACGTCAATAGCTTTATTCCCATCCCCTAAGCCATAATCAATATTTTGTAACGCATCCCAATTAATTGCTGCACCTACTGGCCTCATTTTAGCCACTAATTGTTGCATTTTAAGGCGAGCAATAATCATTTGATCTGCTGGCTCCTGTATTTTTTCAGGTATAGCCAAACAAAGCATATCAAAGTTTTGAGGCATATAGAATGAGTATGAAAACTCTGCATTACCCATTTCTTTAGGGTCTTGCGGCCTAATCATATTCTTTTTAAGCCCCCATTCAAGTTGCGTTTGTGTTGTTCTTTCGTAAACACCACGATAAATATTAATTCTGGTATCTTCTACAAGCCTTGTATTTTCTGATTTTTTGCCAATACCCTTATTAATTATTGTGCTTTTGTTCTTCTTGGTAGTGGTTATGGTGTATGGTTCTTTATCAACTGTTCTTAACTCATATTCAAGTACCGTTACATTCCATTCATCATACGGTCTTAAAAAAGTTACATTCCAGTCAGTAAGCCATGTGATATTGTCGTATAGCTGATATTCTTTTGCGCTTTGCGCTATGTTCCATATTTGTTCTTCTGTTAATTTACCCCCAAACTCTGCCCCATATTTTTTACGCAATTCACTTATTTTAAGTGTGCGCATATACCCACGCCATGTAGTATCTCTAAAGTCAGGGAAGTTAGAATAAGAATAAAAACAGTTTTCTGGCTTTAAATATTCAATATGCACTACCCCTTCATCATCCATGTAAGTGTAAGTGCCTACAAAAGCCACAGCCGCACTATCATGCAGCATTTTTTCTTTTAAAACATCAAACCAGCCTTGCGATGCTAAAATATCATTACAAGCTAATTCGTACTCTATTTCTTCCGGCAGCCTGTCAAATTGATCTTTCCAAAGTAGTAATTCATCAACTGAAAGTGGTAAGTTAGGGTCTTCCGGCATCATTTGAACCCCGCTTTGCTCCTGTAACGCCAATAACTGTTCACGGTACTGTATAGCGAACTCTATTTCCCGATAGTTCTTTTCCTTTTCTTTCTTAGATAATGTGTCGGTGGCGCTTACTTGTATTTTTTCATTTCTCTGCATCCACCTACCTACAACACCGGAAATAATTCTATTTACTATTTGGGTAGACTGCCAGAAAATATTTGCATAGTTGACTTTGCCATTAAATTCAAGCAAATCCATAAACCGTTGCATATTCACACGCCCATTTGCGTAGCTACGGTTTACTTTCCATCTTTGATTTCTATTCCAGAAGTAACTTGAAGAACCGCCATTAACGGTTGATTCTATGTATTGAGCTAACGACTTACCATAAGCCCAATTAGACTTTTGCTCAATGCTAAGAGTGGGGTCAATCTGGAATGTCTTTAGTACATTGCCTCCTGCACCACCCGTATTAACATCCGGAGAGTTAGTATTTGGCATTTAATATTGGAAGGTTAGCCCTTCAAATATAGAAACTATTTACCAAATGCTAAAAAATATTTTTTCATTTCTAAAAAATCTTGCCTGTCATTAGATAATTCCCTGCGCCTGTGTTTTCGTAAACCCTAACTAATGGAGTTTTTAATGGAGGTGGCGCTATCGGTCTTTCTTGCAAAACGCTTATTAGGATAAGGAAAGAAACAAGTATATCAAATTTTGTTCTATCTGATGGATCGAATATCAAAGCGTTTTCAAGTATTTCTATGAAATCAATTTTATCGCAATGATGTTCAAAAAATGAGATACCGTTATCTAACTGTTTAGTAAGGCTAAAAGGGGTTATTGGTGTACCTTTGTGCCGCTCTGCATTTTCTCTTTTTTCAGGCGCAATTAAACTTAATGGGTATCTGCCCAAATAACCCGTGCGGCCACGATCTTTAAAAAATCCCCAATAATCATCCGCAACGTGTTCATACCATGCTAAATACCCATGATACTCTGCGCATAACATTACCTGTCTATGTAATTGATCCTTTTCACTTGGTCTGCAATATAGCATCCCAACAGGCTTACCAGTATTTTCAGGGTCTAATATATCCGACCTTCTCCCAACTAATGCGCAGGCTTTAGAACCATATTTTCTACCCCCCTGGCTATTAGAATAACTATCTACGGATATAGCCCCATCTTCTGTATTATTTGGTGTCATTACACCTGTTACATAAGTATGTTTATTAGATAATTCTCTTTTTAAGATATAAGAAAATTTCCAAAAGCAGTTCCCATCACTCTTTTGCGCATCCCTCCAATCTACTTTTTGAGTATCCTCATTTCTATAAAATACAATTTCTCTTAAATAAACGGGGTTTTCTTCTAATTCTCTACGTCTTTGGTTAATATTAAATGAATTGAATGCGCAATCAGTATTAGCCGCTTCAAACATTTCCTGAACAGTTGTTGGATTCTGCCTAATTTCTTCTTCCAATAAATCCCCTACGAGGCCAACTCTACGGCTAAAAATATACTGTTTAGCGCCAAGTTTAATATCCTGTTCAGTTATTTCACTTATTGTTTCTCCTGTGTTTGGGTCTTTTATTACCCATTTATTTACAAGATATTCATATTGTTCTTCTGTTGGTTCATCAATAACGCTCATCCCATATTTATCAATAAACCCTTCATAGTTATCGTAAGCCGGAGTGAAATAAGAAACAAATCTTAATGGAGTTTTTTTACCGTTATATTTAAACTGATCCGATCCATCCCAAAACTTTTTAAACTCTGCTCCACCTCCTTTTGTCATTTCATTTACAGTAGAGGGTGCTTCGCAAAAACCAACTCTCTTAGCACCTTTAACCATTGTTTTAGTTACCTTAGAAATGAATTTTGAGAACTTAACATCTAAAGGCCATTTACCTCCCTCATCAGCTAAAATTCGGCTCATTCTACCCCTATCATACGCATTCTCAACTGGCGCACGATAATTAACTTTTGATCTTTGGCCTTTTGATATTGTCGCTTTCCCTTTTTCTATCTTGGCTGCGAATACTAATTCAGTAACACTATCTGCTCTATTTAATTGTCTTGGCTTTAAAAATATTGGCAACTGATTGTAGCCAAAAGAAACCATATCCGTAAATGTATCTCTACTATCAATATTTGTTTTTGAAACAAGCCCACAATTAGAGTTTGTGTAAAAAATACATTCGTAAATAAGATTAGCTGTAGCTTGGGATGATGCACCTTCACGCCGCTTTTTACCTCTTGCTATCCCAATACACCATAAAACATTTTCCCAATAATTTAGGAATAAAAAATATCTCCTATCTGCATCTCTATAATCTGGATAAATATCATCTTCAAGTTTCCACCATTGTAAATAAAAATAATGCTTACCTGTTATATAAGTAGGCTTTCCATTTACAAAAAACCAATACCCTTTTTTACATCTTTGAACTTCTAATGCAGCATACTTTTTTTGATCTTCATTTAATATAGCATTCCCATCTGCGTCTAATGCTACATCATCGAAAATTGAAGGCAATTCTTTCCTGCGCCAGTATTGCTCTGACTTATCTAATTTATATCCTTCAATATTTTCTAAATCAGGTACATCAGGTAATATGACCTTACACCCATATAAATCTTGAATTTCTCCCACAGTATTAAGTTCTTGGTTCAGCAACTAATTCTATAAATGGAACGTTGCTTGTATCTTTTTCCTTATTGCCAGTAAGTTTTAATTTATCTTTTATTTCTGCCAAATCAATTATATGTTCCTTTGCGGCTTTTATTAAAGCCTGCGTTCTCTCAAAAGTTTTATCTCCTTTTGATTTACCATCTGAATCCCCATCGCCTACCAATAATGTTTTTATAGATAGCCCACGAGTATATTCTACTGTATCATTTACTATCCTGTTTAATTCATAATACAAACCTACACCGCCATGCACTTTGTACATAGCGTTTTCTTTTTCAAGTTTTTCTACTTTTGACTTTAACTCTTTGTTTTCCTTTTCTAATTGTTCTACTGTTGCCATTCGCTTAGTGTTTTAGCATCTGAAATTTCGTACCCTATCAAGAGTTCGTTATTGTTTATTTTTTTAGTTAGTTCTTCTGATACTGCAATAGCCTCTGGTTCATGGTCTCTTGTTTTATCTCCATCGGGGCGGAATCTAATAATACTCCCTCCCCTTCCGTTTGTATCTTGGAAGTGTATTTGATAATCGCTTGCTTTTATTGTTATGACAACTTTTCCTTTTAGATTACCGCTTGTTACATAAAGAGTATTTTTCAATAAAGTCGGTTCTATATTTTCAAGAGTTCCGGTATATGGCTCAAATACCCTTAATGCCGTTTGGAATGGAGGCAACGCTACCCACTCATTATCTTTTCTCCAAATAAAGCATTGCTCTCTTGGTATAGAGTAGTAGCCTATTGAAACATCGTTTGCTTTATA